GGTGAGGAGATAGCCGCCATGATTGGTGGCTTGGCTGGCGGTGTGTCGGTAGGCAGGCTGTCGAGGTTCGCCGTCCGTGCCGGTGGGAAGGCCGCAGTATCCAGGTTTGCACCCGAGGCCGCTGCGGAGGCTCGGGGCGCTGGTGGCTTCATACCTGGCGGAGCGCGAGCCACACCTAGTAGACCTGGAGCGGTCTCTCCGCTGGTCCAACGTCAGGCCGAACATGCAGAAGCCTGGAACCTAATGAAGCAGGCTGAGGCAAGATTGGCGGAGGCCAAGGAGGCGATGCACCGCGCTAACCCTGGCAAGACCACCTTCAAGGCCGGCGATGAGGGCTTCGCTGAGATGGATGCTGCGAGTCGGGCATGGGGCGAGGCCTCTGCTAACTTCGAGGCCAAGCAGCTTACCAAAGCCGAGCAGATGGCGGCGCAGTTTGAGGCACTGGAGGCTGGTGGCCCTCCTCGGCCGCCTAGTGGCCCAACCGCTGAACTGCCTGGTGCCGACCCTCCTGGTCGCATCCCGGTTACCGACACTGCCGCCCAGGAGATGCTTGCCTTCAAGGAGGAGACGCTCCTCACGCCTGGACCGCTCACAGGCCTACCTGTCATACGCAAGGGCATTGCCCTCCTCAGTCCCGGCACGGCTATGGGCCGCGTGACTTTCGTAGCCGGCAACGCCAAGCGAGGTGCCGCTGCCGTCGTCGAGACACAACTACGGACTCGCATGAAGCCGGCTCTGGACAGCCTCATCAAGGCCTGGCGTGAGCACCAGCCGCGGTACGTTGGCCCTAAGAAGAACGTCCACAAGAATACGGCTAAGGACTACGGCGACCACCCTGAGCACTATGCCGATGTGCACCCGAGCATTGAGGCTGCCGTTGACGAGATCAACCGAATCGACTACTTCCGTATTGGCCTGCTCAGGTCCGGGTATGGCGTAGACCTGGGCGCTTACGCGCCTAAGAACCCCAAGGGCTTCTACAGTCCTACCGTCGAGTCCAAGTTGAGCTTTGAGAAGGGCGTCGAGGCCCTAGAGCGCGGTATGGTCGAAGGCCCATACATCGAGACCGCGCCTGGTACGGCTCGCCGCCTTGCCACAGGTCGTACTAAGACCCGCGTGTATGAGGGTGCGTATGACCGCTCTGTAGCCGACCCTACATTCGCCGCCGAGACTGACCTTCAGCGCCTATTTGAGGTCCATGACTCAACAATGGCGAGGCTTGCCGGCTGGAACACGTTTAGGCTTGGCACCAATGGGCTGACGCGCCTCCAGGTCGCCGAGCAACTCTACCCGAAGCTGGTTGCTGCCAAGGCTGAGGTGGGTAAGTCCCTCAAGACCCTTCGTGGGCGCCTCACTACTGCCACACATAAGGCCCGAGGTCTGGGTGTTGCCGAGAAGAAACTGGCGACCCTTGAGCGCCGCGCCGTCAAGAAGGTTGACCCTATCTACGAACAGATTGAGAAACTAGGCGAGGAGTACGGCCCCGAACTGAGCTATCTGAGCGGTGAGGCTCATGCCCTGGAGAGCCAGATTGAGGCCCTGGGCCGCGCAACTAAAGGCATTGCGACTAAGAAGGCCGGCATCGACATACCTGGGCTTAAGGCCGATGTGAAGGCTGCCAAGGAGCGCCTCAATGAGCTACGCCGCAGGTATGAAAGCTCCGGTACAGGCCGCTATCAGCTCAATCAGGATACCCGCCGCTGGCATACTCCAACCGAGTCTGAGGCCATCGATACCTTCCTGAGTCCTGACCTCGGCAAGGTAGGTACAGCCATATCGGACATACTGGATACCGTCAGGGCCACCGCATTCTTCATCGACGCGAGCCTCATTACCATCCAAGGTAGCCTGGCGATGTTCTTCGCGCCGCTTGTGACGCTGCGGCACGCCGACCAGATTGTCAGTCAGGTGTTCAAGGGCGAGGCCCTGATGCAGATTGCCAAGGCCGAGCCTGAACTGGTCAACGCCTTTGCCCGCGCCCAAGGTAGGGCGTTCGGTTTCGCTGGCGCCGAGTTCTTCTTCCGCCCGATCAAGTTCGTCAATGAGAGGCTCGGTGGCGCGGTCGAGATAGCCCGCTACAACATGTGGAAGAATGACCGTCAGCTCCTTATGAAGTGGGGACACCCTGTAAACGTTGCCGAAGCTGAGGCTGCCAGCGCCAACTCCAAGATGGTGCCCGCACTCAATGTGTCCGAGCGTGGCATCAGTCCCGCGAGAGCCAGGGTTGAACGCGCCCCTGTTGTATCGCCGTCCTTCCTGCTCAGTCCAGGGCTGCTGATGAAGGACGCAGCCAGTGGCCTGGTCAAGCTGTCATTAGGGTCCGTGAACCCTGTGACCGCCTGGACCAAACTCGCCGGCCGTGAGCAGCTTGCCTTGTTCCGCATAATGAACTTCGCCGGTACGACGTTGAGCCTAGCGGTGACTACCGCATTACTAAGTGCGAAGGAGCGCGGTTGGACGCCAGGTGAGGCCGTCCAGGCTGTCGTGGACCCTAACTCACCCTTCTTCATGTCACTTATACTAGGCAAGCAAGGCACTATTGCAATGGGTGGCCCTTACCGCTCCTTCGTCCGAGGTCTGACGCCTAGACTCCAGGATGGCCAGATAATCCCTCTGCCCTCTTTGCCTAACCTGGTCCGTTTCGTTCGTGGTAAGGCCAACCCGCCATTCTCCGCCACCGTCGACCTCATCAGGAATAGGGACTATATAGGTCGCAAAATCCTCACGGAGGACTATCCGGTTAACGTCCTTCAAACCCTATGGTATGTGGCCGAGACGTTCTCGCCTCTAGCCGCTGGTGCGGTCTCCGAGAAGGTCCGCACTGGCGAGTTTGACCCGATGAGTACGACGATTGAGGCTATCTCCCAGTTGGCCGGTACTAGCTACCGGGAGGCAACTACCTGGGATAGGCTCATTATGAAGCGGGACGAATTGGCGATGCGGGAGTACGGCCACGACTGGGACGACCTCGAGTACCCTAAGAGCCAACGCGCCGCTCTTGAGAAGAAGTACCCCGAGGACCTAGTTCGGCCTGAGCCCCGTAACGAGCGTGGCCTGGCGCTCAAGGCTCACCGCGACATCGGCGTCACTTATGTCGAGCGTCAGGAGAGCCTCGACGCCAACTTCCCGCCCGGTGCGGACTGGCGCCAAGGTTACGGAGTGCTCAAGGACCAGCAATCCGGCGCCTACGATGCCTGGGAAGCCGCCAATGCCGATGTGGTGTCCTGGCTGGAGACCCTTGGGTCCGAAGACCCGAATGAGAAGGCGCTGAATGACTACCGCCAAGCCTTCGACGACGCCAAGACTGCCTGGGGCGACCTGGACATAGACAAACTATCGGCTATACTTGATCGCATGGAGGCATCCTGGACGCCGGCGCAGAAGACCTATGTTGAGCGCGAGACCGGTATCCGCGATACGCCCCAGGTTAAGGAGTACAAGGCCGACCAGAGGGTGCTTCGCCCTTACTGGGAGATCATGGACGAGACCTGGGCCGACCTGCGCGACCAGTACCCTGTTTATGAACCATATGCCACGGTTGACTTCTTCGTCCAGGCGCAGGCCCAGGAGCTCCTCGCAATGGGTGTTCCTAATGAGCAACTCCAATATCACCTAAGTCGAGTGCCCGCCATCACGCATGTTCTAGGTATGGTCTCCGATTTGCGCTTCCAGTACCGTCTTACCAACCCTGAGGTAGATGCCCTACTAATCAAGTGGGGTTACGTCACGACTCCGGCGACCATGCAGGATAGAGCCCGGCCTAAGGGGCGGTTTGAGGGGAGCCGATTCTAATGGTTATGGCTCCGTTGCGCTTCGTCCGTCGTGATGCCCTACCTGAGGACAGCCATTACGACGACGAGGGCTGCGATTTGCACCCTTACTGCCTGACCTGCCCGTTCCCCAGGTGTCGCTATGAGTACCGTCAGGGGGTACTATCAATGCGCCAGGAGGTCCGCATTGCCCGTGCCGTGGACCTCAGAGCCTTGGGCTACACGGTCGCAGCTATCGCGTCCGTCATGGAGGTGTCCAAGCGGGCCGTGTATCGCTTGTTCGCAGCCTCGAGGAGACTACGGGGTGACACTATGCTATTGAAGGTCAGATCAGATAGTGGTATAGTAGTCTTGATAGGAGAACCCAGATATGACACAGCCTAAAGACGCACCCAAGCCGCCCGATAAGCCCCCGGAGGCGCCGCCTGAGCCTGACGCTAATGCTCAGCTTGCGGACGCCATAGAGGGCGGCATCCAGATTGAATACTCGGACCAGCCAGGTGGAGGTGTAACTCCTACCCCCTCGCCGGATGCTTCGGCGGAGAAGGAGCCCAAGCCTAAGGAGCCCCCTGAGGCGAAGAAGCCACCCGACAAGAAGGGTGAGCCGCCTCCGGAGAAACCTAAGGCCAAGGCTCCCGCTTCAAAGGAGAAGCCGCCTGAGGGGGAGCCCAAGCCCGAGGTTAAGCCTGGGGAGGGTGACGAGGACCCGTGGAAGGGCATGAAGCCCAAGGACATCCTCGCCAAACTTCTTGAGCACCCCGAGGTCGGGCCCGTGCTGCAACATTGGGCCGATACGGCCGGTGACGCGCAGAGTGCAACCGCCATTGAGCATGAGCGCGGGGTTATCGCTAATGAGGCCAAGAATCAGGCTGAGGATGCTCATTGGGACGAGCACTTCAAGGACATGTCCGAAGAGGACGTGGCCGCTGAGCTCGCCCGTGACTCCAAGGCCGCGATAGCCTACTCCCGCTACCAACAGCGTCAGCAGGAGCCCGACCTCGACCCAGCCCGAGTAACCCGTGCATCTCAAGTCTACGGCTACGCGGTTCAGATCGAGACCTACAACAAGATTCTGGACGAGTCGGACCTACCGGACGAGGCGAAGGCCAAGTTGGCCGGTAAGAACTTCACAGGTCAGGGCCCCGACGGCATCATCGCGTGGGGTGTAGCGATCGATGAGGCGCTCGTGGAGCAGCAAGCCGAAGTCCGAGCCAACGAGCTTATGGAGGAGCGGTATGAGACGTTCCAACAGGAGCATATGGCCGAGACTGACGGTGCTCGGCCTCCTATGGTGAGGGGCCGTGGTGCTGGCGGCACTATGCCTGATCTCATCAAGACCCCTACGACTGATCTCTTTGAGGACGCCTTCGCACAGAAGAAACCTCCCGATAAAGAATAGGAAGGAGTGAGCAACCTTGGACTTGACACTGCTTGAGGCAGCCAAGGCCTCTCAGGACAAGGTCGAAAGGGTGGTCGCCAAGACCATCGTTGAGGCCTCCCCGATTCTGGAGTACCTGCCGTTCAAGATCATCAACGGACCGGCCTACCGCTATCACCGCGAAGCGTCACTCGGCACGATCTCGTTCCGGGGCGTGGGCGGGACCTACACCGCTGACTCGGGTGTCATCAACCCCGAGTTCGAGGCGCTGGTCATCATGGGCGGTGAGGTCGTCATCGACAACTTCGAGGTCGAGGTCATGGGCAACCTCCTGGACCTCAAAGGTTCCAAGTACCGCATGAAGGCCCGTCAAGCCGGCATCACCTTCTCGGAGCAGTTCTTCGAGGGGGACACCATTGTCACCGAGTTCGGCTTCGACGGTCTTCGCAAGCG